CACCCATCACGGTGCAAGAAAAAAAGCCCCGATTAAACAGGGCTTTTAAGAGAAGTGTCTACTTCGTTTCTGGGCTTTGAGTGATCTTTTGACGACTTGCAGGCTACACCCCCGACTTCACCTCGGGGAAGACGCCTGAGGGCGATCCGTACGATTTTATTATGCGCGACATTTCCGCCAACCACGTCGCGCTAGTGGAGCAGGGACGCGCTGGGCGCGATGTGTTGGTGCAAGATAGTCAACTTAAAGAGGTAGGTCCTATGGACGACAAGGAAAAGACGACCCCCGCCACTGATGGCGATCCGGCCGTCGAAAAGAAGGAAGTGGCCCTCGCGCGAGCCATCGGCGAAGCAGCGAAGGGGATCGAAGACCTGCACACGCAGGATCAGGAGGGAAACGTGATCGACAAGCCCGCAGAAGACGAGCCCGTCGCTGAAGATGAGGACAAGGACGCCGCCATCAGGCGCATCCTTGACGACATGGTCGAAAAGGGGCTCAAGCCCGAAGACGCGAGGTCGTTCCTCGGTGCTCTCAAGGACCTCGCCTACAACCCGGACGAGGCTCAGGACGGCGATGAGGACATGGCAGAAGGCGCCGACGACGAGCTCGAACAGGCCGATGGTGCCGAGCCGGACGACTGTGAGCAGATCGTTCAGGACGGGCTCAAGGCTTGCGGCTACGACGCCGAGCCGGAAGAGCTTCAGCGCGCTTTTGCTGAGGGCGTCCGCTACGGCGAAAAGAAGGAGAAGGCCGAGCCTGAGAAGCTCGACCGCGAGCACGAGCGCGAAGGCGAAGAGCGCGACGCCGAGGGTTCGGCCAAGCGCATCGAGCGCCGCATCATGAATCGCTTCGCGGCGATGGACGAGTGCGCCAAAACGCTTGGCAAGGTCCGCGCGAACGCGTACGACTCCGCCGAGAGCGTCTACCTGGCCGCCCTCCGGCAGGAAGGCGTGAACACGAAGGGCGTCTCCCCGCAGGCCGCCCGCGCCGCTTACCGCGCGTTCATGGCGGGCAAGAGTCGCGCTCGCAAGGGCTCTTTCGCTCAGGACTCCGCGTCCAGGCAGAAGAGCAACCTCCTCGTCACCAAGCTCTCTCAGATCAAGAAGGGGTACTAATCATGGGCTTTCAGGCAGCTGTTAAGACTGATCCGGCCATCGGCATTCCGGGGCAGGAGGTCAATCCTCGTCAGGCCGTCTACACGGCCTTCAACTTCGTCTCGGACGGCACGGTCCCGGCGGGCGGCTTCGCTTTCGCCGTCGCTCTGAACGGCACCTCCCAGACCGAGCAGAACGTCCTCTCGGCCAAGGCTGAGGCCGGTGCGAAGCCGGTCGGATTCGTGGAGCGCGACGTCATCGCGACGATCCCGGCGCCTACCGACGACGCAACGCAGGTCTACCCGAAGGGCACGTGCCCCCCGGTCGCCATTCGCGGCCAGTTCTACGCCATCGCGACGGGCGCGGCTACGGAGGGCCAGTCGGTCCTCTGCGACCCGACGACGGGCAAGGTCACCTATGGCACGGCTGGTGCGACGAATGACACCGGCTGGACGGTCGTCTTCCCCCGCGGCGTCAAGACGATCGCCGAGGGCGACACGGTGATCTATCAGAACTTCGGCGTGGACAAGGCCGCCTAACTTGGAGAGATAAATGAGTTTTGATCTTGACTTTGCAAAGTCGCGCGGCATCTCTGCTCCGCATGCCGTCGGCTTTATGCCTTTCGAGGAAAAGGACGGGCACATCGTCCTTAAGGACATTGACCTCCGCCAGCTCGCGCAGGACGCGGCGCTCTCGACGCAGCCGAACGTGGGCGCCCCCGCGGCTCTTTATACGTACCTCGACCCGCGCATCATCGAGGTGCTCTTCGGCGTCACGAACGCGACGCGCTTCTTCACGAAGACCCTCGTTGGCTCGTGGACGCAGGACTATGCAGACTTCGCGGTTGAAGAGGTCGCCGGTCAGGTCTCGCCTTACAACGACTTCGCCAACGGGACGACGACGGACGTGAATTACAACTTCCCCGTCCGCCAGAACTTCCGCTACCAGACGACGATTAAGTACGGCGAGCTCGAGACGGCCAAGCTTGCGGAGGCGAAGGTCAATCTGCCCGCTCGTAAGCAGAATG